ATCACATTCTTTATTGCCGCAACACTCTTTGTGGCGACCAATCATCTAAGAAGATAGAACACTTCGCCAAGACTTTGAAGATCAAAGGCTTAGGCCCAGCTGCAATTGAAAAGTTGCAACTCGAAGTTGTAGATGAGATTTACAATCTTTCCGAATCAGAGATTACGGATAGACTTGGATCACAAAAGCTCGCAGAGAAATTGTATGTAGAAATTAAGAACTCTGAACTTGCACCATTGAATGCATTGTTACCAGCTTTCAGCATTCGTTTGATTGGCAAGACAGCAACCGACAAACTATCAACAGTATGCAGTTCCATAGATGATATAACAGAGGATAGTTGTAAAGAAGCAGGTCTCGGTCAAATAGCGACTAGCTCTCTTCTCGCATGGTTAGAGGAAGAATATCCTTTTATTGATCTTCCTCATGACTGGAAGTTTATTACACCAGAGAAGAAAGAAATAGTAGGAGTAGTTTGCATAAGTGGTAAGTTAAAGAGTTATAAAACTAAGGCTGAAGCCGCTCAAATATTGAGCAAGTGTGGCTATACAATAAAAGATAGTGTCACCAAAGACGTAACAATACTTGTCAATGAGAGTGGGATTGAGTCCCAAAAAACACAAAAGGCCAGAGAAGCTGGCTTAACTATAGTCGAAAATCTAGTAGATTTTTTAGGAGAAAAACATGGCATTGCCTAAGTGGACTGAAGAGCGTACCAATGAACTTACTGAGTTCGTTGGAGATGAAGCTCCCATATCTCAAGCAACTGTTGCAGAAGCAGCAGAGCAACTTGAAACCTCAACCCGTTCAATCTCTAGCAAATTGCGAAAGATGGGTTATGAAGTAGAATTAGCGTCTACCGCTACTACACGAACTTTTTCGGAAGACCAAGAAGCAACTCTTGCAGCTTTCGTATCAGACAACAGCGGCGAGTATACTTACACTCAAATCGCTGAGCACTTTGAAAATGGTGCATTTTCTGCCAAGTCAATCCAAGGAAAGATTCTTTCTATGGAACTGACCGATCACGTCAAGCCTGCCCCCAAAGTAGAAGCAGTGCGAACCTACTCTCCAGAGGAAGAAGACACCTTTGTTGAGATGGTAAATGATGGAGCATTTGTCGAGCAAATCGCAGACGCTCTTGATCGAAGTGTAAACTCAGTACGAGGCAAGGCTCTTAGCCTCCTTCGTTCTGGTGATATTGATGCGATTCCGCGTCAAGAGTTTACAAAAGGAACTTCCAAAGAAGATCCTTTGGCAGATTTGGGCGACGTGTCAGAAATGACTGTCGACACTATAGCAGAAGCTATTGGCAAAACTCCTCGCGGAGTTAAGACGATGCTAACGCGTCGTGGCCTTATCGCGGCTGACTATGACGGTGCTGCAAAGCAAGCAAAAGCAGCAGGTTAATTTAGGCGGGGAAACCCGCCTTATCTTCGGGGGAAGAGTTGAACATCGCAAGTGCGTTAATAAAGCAGGTTATAGCTCTGCAGGATTTTGATACCTGGAGTTCTGTACGCCGAGATTATTTACCAACTGAGTATCACAGTTTATTTTCTATAATAGACAAACATACTACGACGTATCACTCTCTTCCCACCTTTGAAGAGTTAAAGTTTTCTATTCGTGATTCAAAGTCTCTTGAAAAGCTCTATGCTATTGAGACAGTACAAGTTGAAGCGGATGCTTCAATGCTTCTTGATTATCTCAAGAACGAGTACACTCAAAAGGAGATACTTGATTCACTAGAAACTTATATTGATAATTCTGTAGCTTTTGAAAATGCAGAAGAATCAGTAACCCATCTGCATCAAATTGTTCTCGATGTCGAGAAGAAAGTTGATTTGCAACCGCCTCAGGAGAGTATGCAACGTATCTCTCTATTTGAGGATGATGAAGAGATTTCCAGATACCTTGCTTTGGGATTAAATGAGAACTATGATCGCGAGATTCGGTTCTCTCCAAAAGACCTTGTATTGATTGGTGGTCGACGAGGTGCTGGTAAATCTCTAACTTGTGCTAACATTGCTCATAATGTGTTTGAAAGTGGTAGGTCTGCGATGTATTTTACCATCGAGATGGACTCTATCCAGACTCTACAAAGAGTTTGTTCAATCGCAACGGGGATACCATTCTCAAGACTTAGAACTAAAAATCTAAGTATTCAAGAATGGGAACTTGTAACTGGCTGGTTTGCTAGTCGTTTTGAAAACAGTAACGGAATTTTTGAAGAATACAAGGAACACCGAAACTTTGAAGACTTTCATCATAAACTTACAACAACCTGTGGGCTTCTCCCGACCCAACAAGTAGATGTAATTTATGATCCAGGCTTGACGCTTGCAAAAATCAAAGCCGAAATGGACAAGAAAGTGAAAGCTCTCGATGTTGCAGTAGTTCTTGTAGACTACATAAACCAAGTGAAGCGTTCAGCTATTCCATCTCGTATGGGACAGTACGACTGGACAGAACAAATAGAAGTGAGTAAAGCACTAAAGAGTATGGCACAGGAGTATGAATGTACTGTTGTTACGCCATATCAAACTGACGCTGGCGGTGAAGCGCGTTTTGCAAAAGGT